ACGGCTTTTGGGCAAGAACCTGGCGCTTACCGCCGCGACGATCGGCACCGCCGGGGCCGCCGCTGTTTTGTTCAAAGATGAAATCGAGGAGCTTGTTAGCAAGTTCTCAGACCAGATCGACGTTGGTGAGACGGTCAACACCATTCTCGACGCGCTTGGCTTCACGATTAACGACACGAGCGGAGAAGTCGAGAGCCTGGCTGATGAGGTTGAGACACTAAGCAATCGGATTGCTATCGGTGGCGGTAATTCTGACGAGCTAACTAGCGCTCAGCGCAGACTCAAGCGAGAGATCGAATCGCTACAAGGAGAGACCAGTAGCTTCTCCAACACACTCACAACGCTGAACCAGTTAGTCGATCTTGGCGAGGTGAAGACTGAAAACCTTTCTGATATTACTCAACAGCTCGCTCTTGACTACGCTGGGCTACAGAATCCAACGAGAACCGCTCGGACCGAGCAGGTTCGGTTACAGGAAGCGATCGACGCGGTTACTGCTGCTGGCGGTGACAATGCCGAGGTGCTTTCATTGCTGCGGCGTCGCCAGATCGATCTTCGCGCTGAAACCGAAAAGACTTATGGTGCTGGCGCGATCAAGGGCGTGAAAGACTACTACGAATCAATCTCTGATAATGCGAAGAACGCGGCTGACTTTGTTGGCAACGCTTTCAATTCGCTTGAGGATGATCTTTCTGAATTTTTCCAGACTGGCAAACTTGACTTCGATAGCTTCAAGAATGCAATCGTGAAGGGTTTGGCAGATATTGCCGCGAAGGCGGTCATCTCGACCGGCATCAATTTCCTTGGCGAGGTCTTCCCGAATCTGGCCTTCAAAGATGGCGGCTATGTTGAGGGCTACGCTTCTGGCGGCTTCGTAAGCGGTCCAGGCGGGCCACGCGACGATAGCATTCTCGCCCGGCTATCTAATGGCGAATTCGTCATGAATGCGAATGCCGTTAGTAAGTTTGGTCCTGATTTTTTTGAAGCTCTCAACAGCGGCAAGGTTCCAGGACGTACTTCAATCGACGAAGCTATTTTTGAAGGAATCCCAGGGTTTTTCCTTGGCGGGTTTTTTGATGATGCTGCTGACTTTGTCACGGATGGCTTGAAAAGTGCGGCGGACGTTGCCAAGAGTGCTGTCGATAGCATCATCGAAGAAGGCGGCGATCTTTTCGAAGGATTGAGAGATAGCGTCCGAGGATTGGCAAGAGGAATACTTGATGGCGATCTCGCTGCAATTGCTTCTGGTGCTTTGCCATTTATCCTTCCAGGCGTGGGCTCTGGAATCGGCGCGGCTTTGGGCCAGTTCGGAGCTGCTGGATTTAGCGGAACCCTAGCCAATGTAGGCTCCGCGATCAGCAATTCTTTTGCTCAGGGCGTTCTCGGGGCAGGATCAACCAGTGCAATTGCAAAGTCTGTTGCCACCAAGTTAGCAGCCGACACCTTTACCAGCGAAATTGCTGGCAAAATTTCCGAAAAGCTGGTTGATGGGTTCAGTTCCATTACTGGCGCGACAACTTCATTCAACGCCAATCGTGCCGACGCATTCGCCAAGCTGGTCAACGGCGCTTCGCCTTATCTTGAGAAGCGGGCGATGGGCGGGCCTCTCTCAGCGGGTCAGGCATCGGTTGTTGGCGAGAATGGGCCGGAGGTATTCATCCCGAACAGAAATGGCACTGTGTCGGCTGTGAAGGGCTCTGGCGGCGATCTTATCGGCGCGGTCAATGAAGTTCGCGATGAGATTGCCGATCTGCGTCGGCAGTTCAGCCGTGCTCTGGCTGGTCAGGCTTTGGTTGGGGCTCGCTAATGGTCGCCACGACGCTTGCGGAGCTGGTAGCNAATCCNTACGCGGCAAAATCTTATATCGTCATCCTGAGCCCGTTCGACGGCAGCCAGGTNACGAATATTTATCTCTCTGACCGTGGATATGTGTCAGGNCCAGCGGAAAGNCCAGCCAACACCTATTTCGCCCCNAGAGTCATGGAAGCNCTCAACTTNCAACGCTCNATGTTNCAGTCGGGCCGTGTCGGTGGTGANTCGATCCCGTCATTCGGCACGATCATCTTGTCGAACGCCGATGGCGGACTTGATGATTTTGCGACTTACGCTTGGGATAATCGCGACGTTGAGGTGAAGATCGGAGAGAAGGGCGCTAATCTTTCCCAGCATTTCACGATCTTCAAAGGCAAGACGAAATCAGTCGAGTTCAATGATCTGGAGCTGTCGGTCATCATCCGTGACGGGCAGGACAGTTTCACCCGAACCTTCCCGCCTAATGTTTACGGCGGCACTGGCGGTAACGATGGCAGTTCGATTATGGCCGGAACGCCGAAGCCGTTATGTTTTGGCCAGGTGTTTAATATCAGNCCGATCNTGGTGGATGANTCATCCAACTTGTACCAGGTNCATGACGGTCCGATTNAATCCATCGATGCNGTTTACGANAACGGCGCTGAGATCACNGGGTTCACGACCGACTTGGCGAATGGGNGATTGACTCTATCCAGCGCCCCCGATGGCGTGATTACTTGCGACGTGAAAGGCGCAAAGCCGAGCGGCAGTTATAAGCAGACCGTCGCCGATATCATTCGTTTTATCGCGGCGGAGTATGGCGGATATTCCGATCCTGCGGACTTCGATACCGATAGCTTCGATGATTTGAATACAGCCAACAGCGAGACTGTCGGCGTTTATGTTGATCGGTTCACCAACATCCTCGAAGTCTTCGATGAATTAGCGAATTCGGTCGGCGCTTTTTATGGATTCAATCGAACCGGTGAGCTCAACGTAGGCAGACTGACTGCGCCGACCGGAACGGCGCTCCTGGAGCTCGATGACACCAACATCATTGAGCTTCAAAGATTGCCCACGTCGATCCCGAACCACCGCGTAAATGTTCTCTATAAGAAAAACTACACGGTTCTCGATGAGGAAACGCTCGCCGCATCTCCGGCGGATCGTGACTTTGTGCTGAGGGAATCTGCCGTTGCCACCGCGTCATCCGCCGGAACGCTTAGTGTGTATCCGAACAGCGAGACGCTTGAGATTGACTCGCGGTTGATCGACTCATCCGCGGCATCGGCGGAGGCGACTAGGGTGGTCGGGTTGTACGGCACTCAGCGGGATGTTTACCGTATCCGTGTCAAGACTCAGCCGTTTACGATTAAGCTGAACGACTTGGTAAANATCACTTTCCCGCGTTATGACTTGCAGGGTGGTAAACTGTTCCGCGTGATTTCATTGTTCGAGGATGCTGCAATCAACGAGGTTGAGCTGGAGCTTTGGGGCTGATTCATGAGCAACATGATTATTTCATCAACGAATTANTCGGATCAGGCCACCAGCATCTCGGCGAGCAGCGAAGTGGCAACGCTTCCGATCGAGAACCTTCAGGATCGGCAACTGGTGAAGGTTTANCGATCNGANGGCGNGACTGATGTAACNATNGANGTTGATTTCGGNCAGGGAAGAATCCTCGACTTTGTGGCGCTCATTCGNCACAACATCACACAAACGGGCACGATCCGCTGGCGGCTTTCAAATGCCNCGGACTTNTCGACTGTTGCNTATGACTCTGGTGTGGTGGATGCCTGGCCGGTGGTTGAGGAATTTGGAACGCTTCCGTGGGGCGTTTTTTCTTGGGGCGGGCGNATCAACCCGGAGGTGGCGGCTGAGTACCAGATCAGTTCGTTTACTGTTTTGGATTCGCCAGTTCAGGCGCGTTATCTCAGAATTGATATCAGCGACGACAACAACACGGACGGCTATATCGAGGCCGGGCGATTGATTGCTGGGCCCGCTTACCGCCCATCGACCAACTACGGTTTTGGCGTGGAAGTCCAGTTCGTGGACGAATCACGGATCGTGAAGTCTCGCGGCGGCCAGACATTCGTTGATGAGGTCGAGCGATTCCGGCGGATTCGATTTGAATTGCAGAATTTGCCGGAGGCTGAAATCTTCGGCAATGTGTTCAATAATATCGACAGGCTTCGAGGCGTTGCGAAAGATATCCTGGTAATTCCGCAGCCAGACGATCCGAGGACTTGGCCGACGCAAAACATATATGGCCGCCTGGTGAGAACGGAACCGATTATCAATAGCACCCTGGACTTCTATGGGCGCACGATCGAAATAGAGGAATTGATCTGATGGCATTTCCAGTCACTTTGAATGGCCGCACTTACACGCTGGCGGATTTTGAAGGAACCAACTACGTTGACGGTTTTCCGGATGCGCTTGAGGACTTTGTAACGCAGGCCGCAGATATTTATAACGACACGTCCTCATCCTCGAATGACATCGGTACTGGCACCAAGACTTTCACGGTCTCAGAAGCAAAGCCGTATCAGGAAGGCACACCGCTTCGGATTGCTGATGCGAATGCACCAGAAACCAATTTCCTTGATTGTGTTGTGACCAGCTACTCAGGCACGACGCTGGAAGTGAATGCGTTTGGATTTGCTGGGAGCGGCACTTATTCATCCTGGACGATCAACATTGGCGGGGCGAAGACCGTTGATGGAACGCTGGCGGTGAATCAGGGCGGAACGGGAGCGACTTCCGCTTCAGGTGCTCGAACCAATCTTGATGTTTATTCCAAGTCTGAAGCTGATTCGAAGTTCCTCGACGTCTCGGGTGAGGCTTCTGATGTGACGATGAACGGCAACGTAACCATCGGCGATTCCGCGGCGGATACGCTTGATGTTAATGCCACCGCGACGCTTGATGACGCAACGATTACCAGCGCTGATATCAATGGCGGCACCATCGACGGCACTACTATTGGCGGGAATAGCGCGGCGGCTGGCACATTTACTGATCTCAGTGCGACAGGAACAGAGTCATTAAAATCATCTTCTGGCCTTTTCGCCAAAGCCGACACTCGCGAAGTGGCATGGACAAAAACCGGAAACGGCACTGCTGAGACCCAGACCGAAATTAAAATTGAGGTAAATGGCAGCATTGTCAGCGTTGCCTCCGGCACCAGCATTTCCATGCCTACGCTTTCTGCTGGCACTGACTACGCAATCTGGTGCGCCCCTGACGGTACGCTCGAAGCCGATACCAGTTTCACCGTGGCGCCTACGGCTAACGGTCGCCT